TAGTCATATTGGCTCGTCTTCACGAAGCGTATCGGTAAAGGGCGGTAATACGATCCAGATTCATCTAGGCAATTTGCCAGAACTCACGGACAAGGAAAGATATCGTATTCTAAGTCATGGTCCCACATGCGTAGATCATGGCGTTTCTTTTGCAGAGCAGGTAAACTTTCTCAAGACTCCGAGTTTTTGGAACAAGTATCTAAAGAAAGGTGATGTTATGGCATACTCATATGACGATGGAAAGCATGTATTTTTCAACATGGATGACGTGGTTAACTTTATCTGTGAGCGTATTGAGTGGCGCTTGTTGCATACTGGCCGCCTTAAGGGAGACTTTGTTAGTGGCAATTCTAAAAAGCAGCTTCTTACCTACGAGTATCGTTCTAAGAAGAAGTCGTTCGTTCTAGGTGCCCATGGCGGCTCAAAGGGTCGTGAATTTATCGAGGTACTTAAAGCAAACTTGAGGCACTATATTGCATGAAAACGGTGTTGAGATATGCGGGTGGCAAGTCCAGAGCGATTAAAAAAATTTCTCCGTTTGTCGATCCATATGATACCATTGTGTCTCCATTTATAGGCGGAGGATCGCTGGAGGTATACTGGGCATCACAAGGAAAGAAGGTCATCGGATCGGATGTTTTTGATCTTCTGGTAAATTTCTGGAGATGCCTGATCGAAGATTCAGATAAATTGGCGGATTGCTTGTCGGAGATTAGCCCGACCGAGGAAGAGTACCGACTGATTAAGGAAGAGTTAGTACAAACACCACAAGTTCAAAGCATGCTGAAGGACTGGAAGACTGACTTCTATAAACGAACCCCACAGGAAATTGAAAAGTTCAAGTTAGCAGCATATTATTACTTTAACCATAATTGCTCTTATGGTCCAGGGTTCCTAGGCTGGGCTTCTAAAATCTATATGAAGCAAGATAAGTGGGACAAGACCATAAAAAAGATTAGAGACTTTAAATGCTCTACGCTTGAGGTTCATCATCGAGGGTTTGAAGAAACAATCAACTCCCATCCTTCAGACTTTCTGTACCTTGACCCTCCGTATTATCTTCAGCGTGATGCAGACAACAAGATGTTAGGTGGTATCTATCCTATGAAAAACATTCCTGTGCACCACTCTAAGTTTGATCATGAAAAGCTTCGGGATATGCTTCTTGAACACGACGGAGATTTTGTTTTGTCGTATAACAATTGTGAAACAGTGAGGGACTGGTACTCGGATTTTGAGTTGTTTTACCCTGAGTGGCATTATTCAATGGATGTTGGGGAAAAGCGTATAGGTAGCAATAGAATTCAAAGAGTAGGAAAAGAACAAACAGAGGAGGCGCTGCGACTGCAACAGCAAATTGATACACTTACTGGTAGAAAATTTGTTGTAAAAGAGGAACACGCCAAAGAGATTGAACAAAAGCTAGTGCCGCTTAGAACAGCAAAGCACGATATATTAAAGAAAGAATCACACGAATTGTTAATTGTAAAAAGGAGTTAAAGTGAATAAAGAAACACAAAAGACAATGTTTAGTTCAAAGACAGGTGAGTGGGCAACCCCTCAAGAGTTCTTTGATAAGCTTAATTGGCGCTTTGGGCCATTTGATTTAGATCCGTGCGCGAACCCGCACAATACAAAGTGCGCCAACTTTTATACAGAGGCCGAGGACGGATTGTCAAAGGACTGGACAGGTCATACCACATTTGTTAATCCTCCGTATGGAAGAGGTATTGACAAGTGGATTGAAAAAGGCTATAATACTGCTAAAGATGGAGTTTCCAAGGTGGTTATGCTTATTCCAGCGCGAACAGATACCAAGTATTGGCACAGCTATGTGATGAAGGCCAGCGAGGTATATTTTTTGAAGGGTAGGTTAAAGTTCGGTGGAAGTGTTAATAGTGCCCCATTCCCATCAGCCATTGTGGTCTTTGGCGGCGACGGCCCTCAAATTTTTGGAGCGATGAATCGATGAATCGAAAGCAGCGGCGCGCCATGGAGAAGAAAGTGGGTAAAGAAAACTCGCAAAAACTCGCCGAAAAAATTTTCCAGTTTGACCATTTGCCAGACAAATGTTTGGCATGCACTACGCCATTTGATAAGAAAAATCATGAGATGGTCAAAACATGGAGCGTGGTTGTGCAGGATAAAAATACGGTAAGGCTTTATTGTCCAAATTGTTGGGACACCGCAATTGAAATTATAGACAGATTTAAGGAGGAAAGAATCAATGGTTGAAAGAATTTCAAAAGATACCTTATTACAATTATTGAAAGGTGATGTTGGAGAAGATGCAGTTTGCGTAGTTAAGTTTTATTCAAACGGATGTCACTTATGTCACGCACTTAAGTTTACATACGAGAGAGTTTCACAAGCACATAAAGACAAGGAAGGTTTGTATTTTTTTGCGTTTAATATTGGAGATGCACCAGATTTAAGTGATCATATTAAAGTTGATGGCACGCCGTCTATTTGTGCAATTCACACGGGAAAAAATAAGAGAGTTGACATATTACAAGAACCAGCTGACCCCGATCCGCAAACATGGTACACAGAACAAGATATACAAAAATTTATTGCGAGGGCAGCAAGATGAATAAGACCCTTTCATATGATGACGTATTGTTAAAGCCCCAATACTCAGACATTCGTTCGCGAAGTGAAATTGATATATCTACCGATTTAGGAAAGGGCGTGTTGCTTCAGTTGCCAGTTCTTGCCTCTCCGATGGACACAATATCAGAGAGCGCCATGGCCAGCGCCATGATCAACCATGGTGCATGTGCCATTATCCATAGATATAACACAGCCCAAGAACAAGTTAACGAGCTTCACAAAGTTAGTTCGCCGCGTATTGTTGGTGCGGCCATTGGTGTCTCGGGCGACTATCTTGATCGTGCCGGCGCATTGGTAGAGGCTGGCGCAGATTTTTTGTGCGTGGACGTTGCTCATGGTCATCATATTATGATGAAGGAGGCGCTTCATGAACTTAGAAAGTTGTTTGGTGACCACTACCACATTATGGCAGGCAATGTCGCAACGCTCCAAGGCATTAACGATCTTGCAGATTGGGGGGCTGACTCTGTGCGCTGCAACATTGGCGGCGGCTCTATCTGCTCTACTCGCATACAGACTGGTCACGGATTGCCAGGATTACAGACAATCATCGAGTGCGCTAAGACAGACAGAGACGTTAAAATTATCGCAGACGGAGGCATCAAGAACTCAGGCGATATGGTCAAAGCACTGGCCGCAGGTGCTGATGCAGTAATGGTCGGCTCTTTACTCGCAGGAACCACCGAGACGCCTGGAGAAGTATTTATGGGTGCCAAGGGTGACCGGTGGAAAACTTATCGCGGAATGGCCTCTAAGGAGGCCCAAGTAGAATGGCGTGGAAAGTATTCCTCTTTTGAGGGTGTGGCTACCCGCGTTCCACATCGTGGCCCTGTTGGTGTTATACTTGAAGATTTAGAAAAAGGCATTCGCTCTGGTTTTTCATATACTGGCGCTCGCACATTGAGAGAGCTTCAAACTAAAGCACAGTTTGTTGAACAGACCACATCTGGCTTGTCAGAAAGCCGCACTCACATCAATACGAGGGCTTGGTAATGTCCGATGACGTAGCCAATCCTCATTTGGACAAGAAGGTTGCGTTTGTCGAGAACACACACCAGCACGCTAAACTTATCTTAAAGTTGCGTCACGATGGTGTAACCCAGTCAAAGTTCTTTCGCGCCATTATCGCTGGCTATCTAGATGGTGATGACCGCATACAAAGCTATATTGACGACATGAAACCGCAGAACAAAAAGAAAAAAGCAAAATCAAAGCAGTTAAGAGACAAAGGAAAGCAGAAAATGGAAGATTTTGGATTGAACGATGGAGAGATAGAAAATATATTCGATCTCATTGAAGAGGAGCACCCCGAGTTATGAAAGAGGATGGCTTACGTGCGTGCGCTCGTAGATGTATGAAAAGAAAGAAACAATGTAAAGACACAGAATGCAGACTATGGCAGGATTATCCTGATGAATATAATTGTACTCTGGTTTCTGTTTATGAAAACGGACCCATGACTCTCAGAGAGGTAGCCGAGAGAGAGCATCTCTCCTTCGCAAGAATCAAGCAAATTGAATCAAAAGCCCTCAAAAAGCTCAAGTCTTTAAATTTAATAGGTTGTTTTCGATTTTGAGGTTATTATAGAAAGATGTTACTATTTATTTT